GCTAGTTTAACAACGTTCTTTACTTGACCGCGATTGAAACCAGCTGGTGAGAACCAAGGATCAGCAACGAAGTCAGTACGAACTGCAAGACCGGCTGTATCACCATTCAGCGGAACGTAACGATATACATCGTTGTAGCGATCATATTGATATTTCCAACCTGAGTCTAGAACGGCGTAAGAACTAGATGTTAGAGATTCGCGGAATGTCACAACATCGGTAGCTTCTGAGCCTGCGTTGTTAACAACGTTAGCTAATGTTGGAGAAGCAAAGACAATAACGTCTTTTCTTACTTCGGCTACACTAGAGATGGCATAGTTAACAACAGTTGCAGAAGCAGCACCTAATGGAAGCAACGAAATGTCAAATTTTTCATCGTTAGCAAATAAAGCTAAAGCACTTGTAATGTTACCATCTGTAGGAGAATCAGCAGAAACACCACCTGATAGGGATACAGTAACGTTAGATGTTAGGTTAGCAAATAGGGATGCATTTGCTGCATTACCCCAGGCTGTACCTGTTGCAGAAACGTTAGATGTATTATGATCCATCCAGTAGACATATTCAGACTGGGTATTAACTACATCTTTATAGTATGCAGAAGTTCCATCAGCTCTCTTACCGTCAGAAGCCTTAGAGGCGAAAGCAAATTTCTCAATTACAGTACCAGCAGTACCTGAAAACAAACCGTCTTCATCGATAACTGCAATGTGTAGTTCATCATGCGAACCGCCTAGGGAGCTTACATACGTAGATGTGCTTGGAGCAGCATCGAAGTTTGCAGAGTAGTACCATGCAGAAAAGGTATTTGCATCAGCAATTGATACTTTTAATGAATTACCCAATGCGCCTGCATACTTAGCAGCCCAATCACCTACGCTAGCTTCTCCAGCGGAGTAAGATGCTGTGTAATGATCTTCGTTTCTAATAATAACTGCTGATGCAGCTGCGTTTGATTTTGCGTTTCTTGCGGTTGCTTGATTTACAACGCGGATCACTTGTAGGTTATTACCATAAGATAAGAAGTTCGCTGCGGTAAAGAACGATTGGAATGTATCGCCGTTAGGCTTTCCAAAGGTATTTACAAGAGCGTTTTCTGAATCTACAGTGGTAACAACACCAACTGGTCCCCATGCAAATGCGCCAGCAAAGCCGCCGGCCGTTGTAGCAACGGCAGGTACGACCGAGGTAAGGTCCTGCTCTGTTACCAGAACGCCTGGTGATAGCTGAAATGCCATATTTTTCTCCTTATAATGTTATTCTGTCATAACAAATTTTATACCAGTATATTTATAAATACTGAACTTTGACTATTACCAGTTACGTTCTTTAATAAAATCCGAGTAGTCTTTTTGATATTTATCACTTAGCCAAATATCACCATCTATAACTTCTACCTCAGGCTCCATTGACTGTCCGTTGTCAATAAAACCAAAGGGAGTTAATTCGTCTTCTATATTCTTCATCTGCGAACTATAGAGTGCTTGTCTATTGTTTGCATTCATCAGATCTTTAAACATGGGGTCATTTGTTGCCCATGCAAACAGAACCAACGTCATTGTTAAATCGTCGTTGTAACCTTCATCAGCCTGAAATACACCATTGTGCTCAATAAATGTAGAAAATTCCGATATAATGTCTCTATCAAATACAAGTAGTTTATTTTCTTCTACCAAAGATTTTAAAGTTGCACATCCTATGCGCTTAACTTGTTTTGTGGTTCTTACACCTAGTATGGAACTTCTCCCAGAACTAGATAGAACTTGCCCGTATCTGGCGTCGGATCCGACCCAGATCATATTTTCATACTCTAGGTCATTATGTATAATATCGGCAACTTGTTGTCCAATATCATTAATTTCAACCAAGACGTATGCGCTGTTGTAATCCTTGGATACCTTATGAATTACAGTAGGGTATAGTAAAGGACTAATCTTATTGTTTCTATATTTAGCTACAATTTTATATGGATATTCTGTCGTATCTATTACAGTAAAAGCTGAATAGTCACCACCAATACCCCTCGAGGTATCAACTGTAGTAAAGTATACATGCCCGGGAACTGGGTATTCTAAAATATCTAAACCATCCTTTTCATGCATGAAAGGTATTGGTGAAAGCCTAGCAATAGTATCTGGGGCAATTAGGGTATTAGATGAACCAAGGAATGCGCATAACACCTCTTGATTAAATTTAAGATCACCTAAAATTGCTTTCTGTTCAGCAGCCCACTTTTCATCCCTACCTGGTATCTTCCAGTAAGGTATCTGCAATGCAACAAAGCCATTACGGCCTTCTTTAGCATCATTCCAATACTTCCAGAAATGATTATAGCCTAAAGGAGTAGAGGTTAGTAACACCTTGGTAGTCTCTCCAGCCATAATGGTTGGATACGTAGAGGTAAAGAACTCTTCTGCTACATTATTAGGAATAATAGCTGCCTCGTCGATGTACAACCAGTTAACTGACTTACCACGAATACCAGATGTTGAGGTTGCAGAAGTAAAGATTTTTGATCCGTTTTCTAATTCCACATCACCCTTGTTCCAAGTCTTTACCCCTTGCTGCATCCACAAGGGTAAATTTTCGTACATAATTTGGTATCGAGACAGCACCTCTCTTGAAGCAGCCGATTTATTAGCAAGAATAGCTACCGTCTTATTAGAATTAAAAACTGTGTAGTGAAGTATACAGGCTGCCGATGTAATGGTCTTACCCTGTTGACGTCCTTCCATCAGAATAACTTTTCTGTTATTCATAATGACATCTACTTTTTCTCTCTGACAATCATAAAGTTTAAATAAGATCAACCCTCTATCCAATGAGACGATATAGCAATAGTTCTCAATAAAATATATTGGATCTTCCTTGCACTTCATTAACTCTTTCACCTGATCGGAGGTGAATTGCATCTCAAAGCCCGCGGGCTTGAGTAGGTCATTACCATTATAAGAATTATTTTCCATTAATCATCTTCATTAGTTCAGAAGTAGAACCAGCAAACACAATATTGTTCTGCTGCTTAATATTCTCTATCTTACCGCTTGCCTTATCAATATCTTTTTTAGTTTTATGAAGTCCAATTAATTCTTTTGTGATAGCGGTTTGAGCTGATATAAGTTGCCCGGCTACTTCAAATGCTCTTGGATTCTCAGAGTTCTTAGCAATATGAACCAACTCCGTCATTACATCTTCGTTCTTGTTAATTAACCCACGAAGTGTATTCCGTGCCAATTGAAAGTCATCTTCCTGATCTAGCTCAGAAGGATTGTATGCAACAGGCATACTAGAAGGAATAGTTAAATCAACCGTTGTATCTATATTAAAAACATCGTTAATTTTATTAAGCGACTTCATTAAAAGTCCTCAAACGTATCTATAATATCAATCGTATCGCCGGGGACAGCGGTACCTGGATCAACTGTTGCGGTGTATGAGGATTGTTTATTAGATAGTGCGGGGTCTGAAAATGTATTAACGTTTGTTGATCTGATAATGCCTTGTCTAGTAATTGGACCGTAGAAATTAAGTTTCATTGTGAAGTTAAGAGTCCAGATGATAGCTCTTCTTTGAGTAAAGTCACCCTCATATTCATCTTCGTAACTAATGTTATCTAGAAGAACAGGTAAGTCGTTCTTAATTCCCATCGCAGGAATAGCATTTATTGTCAAGTTGTAGTCTGGATTGAAATAGGGTAAAATTTGTTCAATAATCTGTAACCCATCATCCTGATTCTTTGTATAAGCATACAAAGTCATAGTAATATTGTAAGGTGTAGGAGCGTACTGGGCGTTTAGAGAAGTGGTAGATGTCCCATTCAGTGCTCTATTCTGCTGTACCAAACTAACTCTTCTGGCTGGATCATATGTCAAGCTTATCATCTCAAAACCAAGCCGCGGTAAGAAAGTCTGAAAGCTTTGTTCAAACGATTGAGGTTGGGCGGCAATTCTAGCTAAAAACTTTTGTTTAGGCGAGTAAGATAAAGGAACACGCAGGGTCTGAGTAATATTACCACTAGAGTCTAATCTGTCTATATGGATATTGTTAAACATGTTACCAAAAGCCACGATTGACTTTCGTACTGTACCGTGATAGAACTTGTTATTAAACACTTATTTCTCCGAATGGGTTTCTCTCGGAGAAGTCTAATACAGAAATCTCACTTTTAAAATCTTCATTATCTACATTAGGTAATATTGTACCCAGATTGTAAGATTGAAGAATAATACCAGCCGGGCTGTATTCTTGTAGTAGCACTCTCGTACCATCTTGAAGAAGTAAGTTAAATTCGTTAATATCTAATGAATCACCATCGGCAATACTATCGATTTCAGATATACCGGTGTCAAATCTCTCTGAAGAGTACTGCATCAACTCACATTGGAGTTTATAGACATAAAGCTTTCCAACTTGGAAGAACGGATCGGTAGACTCAACAAACTTAATTTCAAAAAAAGCTTTTGTCAATGGAAAGTAAATTATATCACCTTCAGCCGGCCTTGTTGTTAGAACCGCATCTCCAGACCTTGCAATTACCTCATCCCATCTTCTTCTTGATACAATAAAGGTTGCAGTATCCCTGATCTCTACACCAAACTTAGACATCAGATCCCCGTCACCC